TGAATTTTACGGATAAGGTTGAAAAGCCAAAAGAAAAAGATGATATAAAGATATATCAACATCAAGATTCAGTAACTGAACCAGAAGAAAATGTAGAATCTATAGTAGAACAAGCAAAAAAAGAAGCACAAGAAGAAGTTAAAAATGAAAAAATAATTAAAGAGATAGTTACTGAAATTAAGGAAGTTCCTGTTGAAAAGATTGTGGAAAAAGAAGTTATTAGAGAAGTTCCATCTAACAAAGGTCCACATTTTAGTTTTTAGTAAAATAAAATTAAAATTTTTGAATAAAAATGTTGTTTTTAAGTTATTATCTTATATATTTAGATATCAGTCTAAATTATATATATGGATATTGCAGATATTAAAGAAATAATGTCGCTTCTAAATGAAGCAAAGAACAGTGAAAACTGGGATTTAGTTGATGAGGTATTGGATTATATGTCAGATTATCTAGATGATGATTCTGATCTATCAGAATAAAGATTATGATTATTATACTATCAGTGTTATTGACCGTTTCTATTTGCGCTAATATATTTTTAGGTTATGCACTAGACATCAATCTTGACAAAATAGAAACATACCAAAATTGGTTTTTAGATATTAAAAAGGAAGTATCCGTTACGTATTCAAAATTAAAAGATTTAGATGATAAGCAGATGTTTGAAAAAGATGATGATGTAGGTTTTGTTTTTTCCGAGATAGTGAAATTAATTGAAAAATTAAAGGAAAGGACTGAATGAAAAATTCAAAAACTGTTGGACTTAAATCAAAGAAAAAAACAATAAATATTAAAAATAAATCAAATAAAAAAGTAGTTAAACCAAAGAAAAAGATTCAAATAAAAACAATTAAACCAAAAAAAGTATCAAAAAAAGTTGTTGAATCAAAAAAATTAACTACGTCAGATGTAACTGTCACATCTGATATTGTTACTGGACCCAAAAAAAGAAAAAAGAAGATCGGAGAAAAAATGTATTTTACCACAGATACTGAAAAAGCCATTATTCAGTATAACAAAGAACAGTCTATGGATATTAGAAATGAAATTTATGATGAACAAATTAAACCATGTTTTGATAAATTGGTAGAAAACGTATTCAATACATTTAAATTCACTTATTTTGATAACAGTCCTATTGAAATTCAAAAAGAAACAATTGCACATTTAGTTGCAAACATGCATAAGTTTGAAGAAGGCAAAGGTAAAGCCTTTAGTTATTTCAGTATTGTTGCTAAAAACTATCTAATATTCCACAACAATAACAACTATAAGAGATTCAACCAACACGTTGATATTAGTGAAACTCCAAGTGATAGTACTGTTTGTTTACAAACCACTGATTCTTATCATGATGAATTGGAAACCAGTGAATTTATGAAGTTGATGGTTGATTATTGGGAAAAGAATATTGGTAAAATATTCACCAAACAACGTGATTTAAACATTGCCAACGCTGTAATTGAATTGTTCAGAAACAGCGACAGAATTGATTCTTTCAATAAAAAAGCGTTATATTTGTATATTAGAGAAATCTCTTCTTGCAAGACTCAACAGATTACCAAAGTAATTAATAAGATGAAACAGTACCAAAATACTATTACCAAGTCTTATTTAGACAGAGGAACATTAAAACAAGAGATGTACGCCAGATAAATTTAAGTAAAACACGGTATTTTCAATATTTATAGTCATGGACTTAGATTTTGAATTATATAAGGGTAAAAAATACTCTAGTTTACTTAAAGATGTGGTTGTTAATTCTGAACAGAAGAAGGACCAAATTGATATTTTGGTATCTGATCTTCGAAGTATGATTAAAACCGCTAATGATGCAATAGTAGTTGTACCACTAATTAAGGATTATTTGGATGTTTCAGTTAGAAATGATGAACAACTTGTCAAATTAGCCGCAGTGGTACAACGTATTATTAGTAGTCAAAGTCAAGGTGAAGACGGTAATATGGGAATGTTGCTCAGTGAAGATGAACGTAAACAGTTGATGGGTGAAGTAGAAAAGATTACAAAAGAAATAAACTCTCCAATTGAAATAAACGCTAAGAAATAATATGCCAGGATATTCCACATATAATTCAGTAATAGCACCAGTAAGAGTTGAAGAGAATAGAGATAGTATTTTAAATTCAACTTTACAGTTTGAACCTGCGGTTGTATTGGATGTGATCCTTGATGATTCACATCCAATTTTCAAAACAAAAATTAACATCAATCCAACTGAATGGCCTGATGCTGCAAATGATAAACCAGCGGATCAAATAGATAAAGATTATACGTGGATAGGAAGAATTTTGGTAAGACCATTTAGTACACATAAAACAGTTGAAAAAGAAAAACTACCATGGGCATTTCCATTGGAAAATACAGGCATAACTGAATATCCACTTGTAAATGAAGTTGTAGCTATAGTAAATTATCTGGGTAAATTTTATTATACTAGAAAAATAAATCTAAATGGATTTTCAAACAATAATGCTGATCCTACATATGAACAACGTGTTGGATCAAACAAAGGAAACAGAGAAATAAAAAACAATCCAACTGATCCCGATGTTTTATACAAAGGACCAGTTTCATATTTAACTGCCAAACAATACAAGAATACAAGTAACGTAACTGTATTGGGTAGATATTTTAAATCAAACGGAAAAATACGTTCAGTAAAAAGATTTGAAGGTGATACTGTAATTGAAAGTAGACATGGACAATCTATTAGATTTTCTGCTTATGATAATATAAGAGACAATGATATAAGTGATCCAAAATATACTGATTATTACAACAAAGATGGTGATACAAATCCAGTAAGTAATAAATTAGCAGGATTTGGTAATCCAATGATTTTGATTAGAAATAGACAAAAGAACATATCAAAACCTACACCTGATGTTTCAGAAAAAAATGCAGGTGGATATGTATCAGAAGATATTAATCAAGACGGTACATCTATCCATATAACTTCAGGATTAACTGAATCTAGTTTTAAATCAACATGTCAAAAGAAAATATTTCAAGATCCTTCAGTTTCAAAAGAAGAAGTAGCAGCATTTTCTCCCCCAGGTTGTACTAAATTTAGACCGCCAATACTTACCGGAGATCAAATTGTAATTAATAGTGATAGAATAATTGTAAGTAGTAGAAATGGAGAAACTATACATTATTCCAAAAAGAGATATGGAATTGTAACAGACAATGAATATACAGTAGACTCTCATGGTCAGATAGTAATGACCACAAACACAAAAACAGTGATTAACAGTCCGGCAATATATCTAGGTCAATATGATCAAACAAATGAACCCGCTTTGTTGGGTCAAACAACTGTTGACTTTCTGTATGACCTTGCAGATTTAATATTAGATCACGTTCATTGGCAATATCATGAACATGTCACATCCACAACAAACACTCCTGCGGATCAATCTGGTCAAATAGCAGATTATCCAACACAATTAACCACTCAAATTCCAACACCACAAGAAAAATTGAAAGCTTGGAGAGATAGTCTTGATAAAATCTTAAGTAAAAGAGTATTTTTAACTGGAGGTGGTTATGCCCCAGGAAGAAATGGTGGTTCTATTGAAGGCGGAACTCCTCCGACTGATATTAATGTATTTAATGGAAGTGGTGTTCCTGGAGGTTATAATGGTAAAACAAGAGGTCCAAATCCATCAACTTGGAGTTAATTTATGTATACTTTACCCACACCACCATCATTAAACTTACAAAATCCACTAGGTTCTGTACCAACTCCTAGTTTGCCAAGTATTCCTCCTCTTCCAAGTGCACCAAAATTGCCTTTAAAAAGAGTATCTGGACTTGATTATAAAAAGACATTCACAGAAACGTCAGCATATAAAAATTTAAAGACAAATATACCAAATACATTGCCATCAGTTCCGTCTGTTCCATCAGTACCAAAGTTTTCACTGCCATCACCTCCTTCAGTGCCATCAGTACCATCAATTCCTACTATACCACCTACACCAACACTTCCAAGTATGTCAAATTTGCCTACTGCTCCTAGTATTCCTTCAATACCAAAGGTTCCAGTACCAAATGTACCTCCAATATCATCTATTATCAAACCACCTGCATTTCCAACGATACCTAAACTTAAAATTGTACCTATTGTGCCTGGTACACCACTTTCAGTACAAGCCTCTATGATAAAACCAAGTTAATTTTGGTAAATAAATAAAACATTTTGGTATATAGTAAAATATAATTATATAACATCAACAAGTATGAAAACACAAGAATTAAAAGAGATAATCAGATCAGTAGTAAAGGAAGAACTTCAAAAGTCTCTTCCAACTCTTATTCCTAATATTTTGAGTGAAATATTAACTGGTCAAAGTAAACCAACGGTCAGTGAAAACTTTGAAAAACCAAAAGTTTCACAAAAACCAATTGAAAATGTACAACCAGCAAAAAAGACATTTAAGAAATATACAAATAATGATGCTTTAAATGTTGTCTTGAATGAAACTGTAGGAGGAGTTCCAAGAGAAGGTGCTTATGTAGGATTGATGGGCGCATTACAAAGTGAAGCTTCTAGTGGTATTAATATTAATGAATCAGTACAAATGCCGCAACAAATCACACCAGTTAATGAAGAACAATCTAAAGTACTTAATGTCATTAATAGAGACTTTAGAAAATTAATGAAAGCAGTTGATAAGAAAAAGTCATCAGGAGTTGGTGGTGGTTTAGTATCAATGTCATAATATGAATCCAATTGGTTTAACATTACCTTTAAAATCTGGCATAAATGGGTATTTTGAGCAGTCATATGACACTCTAACCCAAATTAAAGCCAACATCACTAATTTTTTCAATACTAGACCAGGTGAAAGAAGATTTAACCCTCAGTTTGGAACAAAATTATATAACTATCTATTTGAACAAAATATTGAAGGGTTTGATGAAATTTTAAAGAATGTTATTAAAGATGACATGAATTATTGGTTTCCAAATGTAATTGTAAATACTGTATTTTTAGACATTACAACTGCTCAAAAAAACAAGAACACTGATAATTATATAATAAACATAAAAATACAATTTACGGTAAACAATCAAACTGATGTACTTGGATTAACTGTAACAAGCAATTTATAATAATATGGCAGAAACACAACCAAAATCCTTTCAACCTCTTAATAAAGATATAAGATATCTTAATAGAGATTTTGCGTCATTTAAAGCTGGGTTGATTGAGTTTTCAAAGAACTATTTTCCTAAAACTTACAAAGATTTTAGTGAAAGTTCACCAGGTACAATGTTTATTGAACAAGCCTCATATGTAGGTGATGTATTATCATACTATATTGATTATCAGTTTAAAGAATCATTGATGCCATATTCTGAAGAACGTAAAAATGTAATTGCGTTGTCTAAATATCTTGGATACAAAACTACTCCAACTAAATCATCTATAACTGAGATTGAATTATTTCAATTGATTCCATCAAAGGTTGATGCTGATGGAAATTATGTACCTGATGAAAAATATTGTTTGTCAATTAGAGAAAACATGGAGTTAATAAATAACTCTAATCAAAATTTTATTATAAGCGAACCAGTAGATTTTTCAGTTGATACTAGATTTTCTCCTAGAGAAGTTAGTGTGTACTCCAGAGATTCATTGGGAGTTCCACAATTTTTCTTGTTAAGAAAAACCGCTAAAGCATTTGCCGGCAAGATTGTAACTAAGAATTTTACTGTTGGTGCTGCTACTCCATACTACAAGATTGTATTGGAAGAAAAAAATGTAGTCAACATAATTTCAGTTATTGATGAAGATAACAATAAATGGTATGAAGCTGACTATTTGGCACAAGATGTAATTTTTACTGATGTAGATAACTCTCAAGTTACTGATGAAAATTTCTACGTCTACAAAACAGAAGTATCAAAGATTATAAAATCATTGAAGACTTCAAGAAAGTATATAACTAGTATTACTGCGGATAATACAACTTACTTAGAATTTGGTCCTGGTTTAGATAATTATTCTGATGAAATAGTTTATCCAAATGCTTCTATTGTTGGTATTGGATTATCAAATATAAGAAATACTGATATTTCATTGGATGGAAGCAATTTCTTAAAAACAAATACATTTGGAGCTGCTCCGGCAAATACAGTTTTAACTATTAATTACATAATTGGAGGAGGGTCACTTTCAAATTGTAATGCAAATGAAATTACTAGAATTAGTTCATATCAATTGTTGAATGATGCAACATCTTTAAATCCGAATGAACAAACATTATTTAATACAGTACAACAAACTTTAAGAGTAAATAATTATACTGCTGCAGTTGGTGGTGCAGATGAAGAATCAGTAGATCAAATCAAACAAAATGCTATTTTGAATTTTACCACACAAAATAGATCTGTAACTAAGGATGATTATTTGATTAGAACTTATGCAATGCCACCAAAATACGGTTCAATTGCTAAAGCTTATATAACATCTGACACAGATTTGGTGTTGAATCTAAAAAATGATGTATCTGGATTTGTTGATTACAATAATAATACTACTGACACAAATAATTCAGTAGATAACTATTTTAGAAAAATCAATTATGATGTAACCAATCCATTTTCAGTTAATTTGTATGTTCTTGGATACAATGAAAATAAAAATCTAACACAAATTAATGAAGCTTTATTTTATAACATAAAAGAGTATTTGAAAAAATATAGACTTTTAACTGACGGTGTGAATATTATTGACGGATATATTATTAATATTGGTGTAAATTTTAAAATTTTAACATACAACAATTATAACAAAAAAGAAGTGTTAAATAATTGTATTACTAAAGTAAAAGACTTTTTTAACATTGACAAGTGGAGTTTTTCACAACCAATCAATTTGAGTCAATTGGAACTAGAAATTGCAAGAGTAGAAGGTGTACAATCTTTAACAAATGTTGAAATTGTAAACTTAACTGCTAAAGATGGTAACTATTCACCACATGAATATGATATTTTATCCGCAACAAAAAACAAAATAATATATCCATCATTAGATCCATGCGTTTTTGAAGTCAAATACCCTGACATAGATATCAAAGGAAACGTAGTATAATATGCATACATTTTTATATCCACAAAAAGATACGTACATAACCAATAAAGTAGGGTACGCTGACAGAAATTTTGGTATTGATGAAATTTTGGAGTTAAAGGCACATCCAACAACAACCACTACTATAGTACAATATTCATCATCTTCAATTAGTCAATCTGCGGATTATAGTAGAATTTTAATTAAATTTGATGTTACTGAAATTTCTAAATCCCTCTCAAATGGTTCAATAACCAGTGATGTTACGTTTAAATTAAAACTAAAAACCACCCAAGCCAGTGAATTACCTGTTAATTATACAGTTTACGGATACCCTATCAGTCAAAGTTGGAATATGGGAATTGGTAGATATTCCACAGGAGGTGATTTAGTTGGCACAAGTTGGAATTATACTAATTATGCAAATGGTAGCGGATCTTTTTGGTATGTTAGTGGATCAACAATCACAACAGGTACATCTGCATCTATAAGTCAAGGTGGTACATGGTATAATTCGGTTCCATCAACTTATCAATATAAGTCCTCATCATTTTGTACATCATCATTTAGTGGAAGCTCACTCATATGTTCACAATCATATGATTATACAACATCTGATATCAATATGGATATTACTAGTATT